CGTAACCAGAATCATCTACCTGTCCTATGATTTAGAGGCAGACTCCGAAGCCCATGCCGAGGATAAGTTTGATGATATCTTAAGCAAGATGCCACAGAATGAATTAGTAGATTTCATTTTCGATGCACAACATGAAACCGAAGTTCAAGATAACAACTAATATGAACCAAGATTTTATAGAAGCGAAAGCCAAGGACTTCATCGATTGGGGTCACGGGGCATGGGGCGAGCAATCTGGATTCAACTCTAGATTCACTAAATCTGAACGAGAACTATTGTATCTCGAAATCATGACCATGCTCCTAGTCAAGATTCGTGACAACCAAGAAACTAAACCAGAAACTAAATGAACCAATTTATCGTCAACAGATGTGTTATGTCGGTGACGCATAGCGACCCTAGAGCATTTGGGTGTTAGAGTCTGTTGGCGATATCCCTTTCCACACATGAAACCATATCAATACGAAGAAACAATAAAAGTTACTGCAACTGTATGGGCTGATTCAAAGTATGATGCACAGGACAGGGTAGCATACGCAGTCCAGATAGCATTATCTAAAATGCCATCGCTAAACAAAATAGACCAAAACATTAAAGACGATTTATTTAACACAATCAAAATTGAAGTTACAGAATAATTATGAAAACAAAACAAAAAACTACCATGTATCCTAAAACCCAAGAACAGGCATTTAAACTTATATTGAAACTTGCCAAGGACTTCGAGTTCGAATTTATAATCATCTGCAGAGAAGACTTCCAAGACCAGATGGAGACCGAGACATGGACGGACGCAGACTACAAAAACGCATTCAAGATTTGCGTTAGCGATTTATGCGATGGAGTAGGATATGCTATTGACGGAGCAATTATACAGGTTAATAAAAATAAGAAACTATACAAAAATTAACTACCATGCTTGAATACAAGTTCAACAACCTAAATGTAAAATGCGGAGGTGAAGACTTCCTAGTTAGCGGTTCTGCTTTCTATATCATCGAGGAGTTCGAGGAGGACGGCAAGGAAGCGACATTCGAATCAGCAAAACTTTATGACGCACTAAACAGAACAGGATATGTTCACTCGAAGGAGGTCATAGGACACATCGAGGAGTGCGTTGTAGAAACTTTAAATCAAGACTCGACACTGTGTCGCAGACTATCTTATAAATAATTTACACACCACACACATGGAAACAGACCAAAATAAAGAAATCAAACAATCAAATGTTCTTGATACCCGACACGGCAAATGCTGGATAATGGTTACAAGATATCTAAAAGATTACCACGGACATCAGTCCATGTTCAATCTACAATACAGACACGCAGTGACTGCGTTATGCGTTGTGAAAGAATGGGACAGACTGTTCGGTAACGAGACAGACTATCATGTCTTCTACAACAAGGTTACGCTATGGGTTAACTGCGAGAGCGTTGATGTTACTCGCATATCCAGAGCAGAATTAGAAGATTATGCAAAACAGGAGGTAGAGCAATTAGCAATCAAATGAAATACGAAGTGTTTAGCATTGCTTGGGATTTAGATTACGATGTAGATGATTGGGAAGTCGGACTACCAGCATTCTTCTTTGTAGATATTCCATCCAACGGACAGGACGGAGATAGATTAAGTTCACCGATTCAAATCGAGAAGTATATCGAAAAGTATGCTTTAGATAAGTTCGGCTACGAAATATTTCAGATGGAGTTCCAACCCGTTATAAATAAATCCTAATCCAATTTAGGAGTAACATCTATAACATCACCCTTCAGCATTGCATTGATGTCATCATGCGACACACGCAGTCTATGCTCAACGATAACCGCAGGTGCATCCTGCAACGCCATGATTTTATCAGTTAAGATTGCTAAAGCCAACGGCAGTTGTGCTGGATTAATATTATCAATCTCGGATAGCAAACGAGATGAACCCTTGGTAACTATCTGGGATAGGGTATTAGCAGTGGTCTTCTTCCAAGTGCCTAGTTCGAAGCCACCATTGTCTTCAGCATCCTTCCGCAGTGCGATGACCGCCTGCTTCGAGACACCCGTCTCTCGGACTATCTCGTTAGTTCCGCACCCGTCCACGAGCATATCCTTTATCTTAACCTGTTTCTCCTTCGGGAGTTTCTTGCCTGTGCTTTGGGCTGAAGGGTTGGTGCTTAATCTTTCTGATTTAGATTTATATTCCATGACTACAACCAACACAAATATCAAACAAAATAGTAAGGTCAACCTCAAATGATTGAAATCTTTTGTATGTTCCTTTTCATAGCAATACCCTATATATTAATCGTAGGTGCGATTTCTGGCATAGGTGCAATCTTCAAGGGGGACAAAAATGAAACTAAAAAGTAAGGACATCCCTGCGATGCGTGAGAGGGTCATGTTAGAGCAGGGTGGCAGGTGCTGGCTATGCGACATTGACCTATCGAGCGTAACCCCTTGCCTCGACCACAATCATGAAACAGGATTTATCCGAGGAGTGTTATGCGGAAACTGTAACGGAATCGAAGGTAAGATTCACAACCTAGCGAGACGAGCCAAGCGTGACAAAACTAAACAAGATTTCTTATGCAAAATTGTTTTATATTGGGAGTTCTTCACAATCAACCAGCGTAAGGAGATTCATCCAACGCACAAGAACAAGGACGAGAAGCGAATCGCTCGAAATAAAAAAGCGAGAGACAGAAGAAATAAGTTGACATAAGTATTACAATTATCTTTATACACCACATGGACACACATCACATACAAGGCATAGACCCTGCATTCATTGCAGGAATGACTGATGCATCATATAGAACTGCAACGGGACTTTCGCAGTCCTCTCTAAAGCGATTCATGGTTAGCCCTGCTCACTATCTTGCTTCCACGGAAGAGGTCAGCGAGTCCACCAAGGCGATGAATCTCGGCTCGGCATTCCATGCACATATGCTCATGGATATACCCGAAGAGCATTACGCCATAAAGGATAAGGTGGACGGCAGGTCGAAGCAGGGTCGAGAATACAACGAGAACTTTGCTTTAGAAAATGCAAACAAGATTATAATCGATAAAGAGGAGCATGACATCATCATCGGTATGCACGATAGTATCATGGCTCACACGGAATCCTGTGTTAGAATGCAGAACTTAACCCACAAGGAGTTATCCCTGTTCGGGACATTCAAGGCACAGGCAGGCGATGTCAGACTTAAGGGTCGTGTCGATGGATATAACGAGGACTACGGGTTCGCCATAGATATCAAGACCTGCGAGGACGCTAGCCCATCTGGTTTTAGAAAAGCAATCTGGGATAGAAGATACGATATCCAGAACTGCCAATACGATTGGTTGTTCAAGAACGCAAACAAGAAAATCGAGGACTTCTTTTTCATCGCAGTCGAGAAGAAGCCCCCGTTCGCAGTGGGTCTATATCGCATATCATTATCTAGTTTAAGAACCTCTTACGATAAATGGTATAGTGCAATCGAATCATTCGCAGTGTGCCAGAAGACGGGAACATATCCTGCCTACGATTCACAGGTCGTTGACATAACTTTATGAGCGACAACCCGAAGTTCACAGGAGTCTGGATACCCAAGGAGGTATTCCAATTAGAATCCTTGTCCCCATGTGCCAAGTTCGTATACGGCATCGTGGACTCACTTGATAACGAGGATGGGTGCTATGCCTCTAATGGGTATTTGGCTCGCTCCTTGGGGCTGGCAGAGCGTCAGATTCGCAATCTGCTGAAGGAGTTAGATGACCTAAAACTGATTATCCGCATCGAGCAGGACGGACGCAGGATTATTAGGACTGTAGAGAAGGTCGCTTTGTCCGAGGTTCTCGGCTCGCAGGGTGGCAAAAAATTGCCTACCCCTAGGCAAAAAATTGCCACGGGGGGTGGCAAAAAATTGCCTACATATATAAAAGAATATAATAAAGAGGATAAAGATACAAGGAGCGATGCTCCGATTGTGGGCAGACAGTTGCCATTTAGTTCAGAATCTTTTAGCAAGGCATGGTTCAGATGGGTGGACTACAGGAAGGAACTAAAGAAGCCATTGAAGGAATCATCCATAGATATGCAATGGAATCAGTTTGCTGGATGGGGAGAATTAAAATCTATTGACAGCATCAATCAGAGTATTACAAATGGATGGATGGGACTATTCGAACCAAGAACACAGGGCATTCAAAAGAAACCGCTAACCGCTAACGACCACAACAATGGCTTCTAAACAATACATGAACAGAATCAATTGCAGGGTGAAGGCACATATGCCTAAACAACTTATTCAGAATCTTGCAGTTCAATACATCAAGAACGGCTGGTCTTTGAAACAATTTCAGATTAATCTTGGTGTCAGTTTCAATCAAGCAACATACGCATTCAATAAGGCACGAAAGGAGTTAGAATCGTGAGCGACCTAACCTGCCACTGTAGCAAGCGTGGGGCATTGCTTGCCAATCCAGACGGGACTCTACATCGCTGGCACGAGTGCCGTGAGCATATGGATAAAGAGCGTGTTAAAAGCAGGGGGCTAGTTGAATCGACATACCCACCATCCATGCCAGCAATCTTTAAGGACACAGATAGAACACGATTGCACCAGAAGGTTCAAGATATCCTAGATTGGAAACCAGATGGTGATGTTACGGGTCTGTTGCTCCACGGAACAACGGGCATAGGCAAGACTAGGGGCATATGGGAAATCATCTGCAGACTCTGGAAGGACAAGACAATCAAGGACAGACAACTAGATTTTCAGTTCCTAACCATGCGTAAACTAGAGGGAATGATTGAGAAGTCATTCGAAGACCGCCAGCACTCCAACATGATTGATAAACTAATCAGCGTTGAGGTTCTAGTTTTAGATGACTTCGGCAAGGAGCGTCTGACACAACGCATGGCATCCGACCTATTCAGTATAATCGATGAGCGTTCCACGGCTCGCAGGGTGACCATCATATCCACTAACTTCAACGGCACTAGTCTCCTAGATAGGTTCGACAATCGGGATAAGGAGACGGGGGTAGCCATGATTAGACGATTTAAAGATTATTATAAAATAATTGGAATTGGTGTTGACAGGTAATACAATTGAATACTAGTGTGATTCTACATTTATGAAAACCAAACTCATTAAGAAAAAAAATATTAAGACATCAGAAGAAATGCTAACATTGCGATTGACAAAGAATCTGATGAAAGATTTAACAACATACGCATTAGTGACGGGTAATACTCGCTCCAACCTTTGCAGAAATATTTTACAAAAATACATTGACAAACAAATCTCACGATAAAATATGAACCAAACAAACCACGAATTATTTAAACAACTTTTTCCAAATAAAAATATCATGAACCAAAATACACCAGAACAACAAGTCGAGTTAAACAAAGCGTTAATCAAAGCCCTGTCCGAAACCAAGGACATCGTTGCCGATTCAACAAATCCATTCCACAAAAATAACTATGCGTCCTTATCCAAGCACCTTGAAATTCTTAAACCAATTTTCTCTAAACACGGACTCGCAGTCCTTCAGATGCCAATCGGTGACATGGACTCAGTCGGAGTCAGAACAATCATCATTCATGAAGATGGTGGCTCGGTTAGTTCAGATGCTCTCATTCCTGCTGAAAAGGGAATCTCTGGTCAGAACGCTGGGTCTATCTATTCTTATCTTCGCAGGTATGCTTTGGCTTCTGTGGCTGGTTGTGCAACTTCGGACGATGATGCTGAAACTAATCGTGTAGAGTCACCTGCCCCTGCCAAGTCATATGTAGACAAAGCAAGCAAGGGAACTAAATGGATTCCAAACGAGAACGCAAAGCCAGCCAAGGCATCGGCAGGCAGTTCAGATATCGTAGCACCATTCGGTGACGCTAAAGGAACTCCATTGTCAGCACTGCCACTACGCTCCAATGACCGCACCAAGAAGTGTGCCGACCTTAACTATTGGGCTAACGCATGGCAACCAAAGCCGTTCGGTGACTCCACTGTAATCTCAAAGCGTGACCTCGCTACCAAGGCAGAGGCACAAAGATTGTGGTCAGAATCAAATGGTGAGTCTGCACCAGCACCTGCACAAGAACAAGCCACTGACGAAATCCCTTTTTAATCTATGAACAACATTACCTACAAAACATACAGTGACAGTTCTTACATCGTTCTACCCGATGGGACTATGGCTCGTATCTTAAAACCAATCAAGATTCATAACCAAACCTACTTCAATCCAATTATCAACGGAAAGATGAAGCGAGTTAATCGTCTTGATTTACTTAAATTATTCACAGAAGTAAAAGATAATGACGGACAATCCTAAAGAATCTGGTAAATCCAAAATAAAAAGATGGCTGAATAAATCAGCAAAAGATAAAAATATAAAACACATAACACTAGCAATATCTCAAGCAAAAGAAATTATGGACGAACTAAAAATGGATAACACAAAACCAGAATGGTCGCTTAAGTCTAACAGTCTAAAGGCTGGTGCTACAGTTCTGTGCATCGACCCGAAGGAACTGCTTGAGCGTCTAACCAGCGATAAGCCATCTAAATTAAGAAACGAACTAGCAGAAGCAAGGAATAAACTAAACGCAGTTGAGAACTTTGCTGACCTTATGTTTAACTCATTAAGTTTTAAAGAGCAAGAACTCCTTGGAGAGCAATGGGTTAAAATTAAAAACTTATACCGATGAAAAAGAAAACAGCAACCATAGTAGATAAACCCGTAGTGTGGAAGAACCTAAAGGAACTCAAGGGTGAATCATTCCTACTTGAGATGAAACCAAAGTTCAAGGGATGTGAATATGTTATCGAGAACAACTACAAGGAAGAGATAACCATACTCAAGGCAGATGATAAAGGCAGGGTAACAGATTGGACTGCAATATCTAAACAGTTTATTGAAGACGATGGATACGAAATACTCTAATGGCTAGAACTAAAAAAGCAGACAGATTGGCTGTGACTCCGAAGCGTAAACAGATGTGGGTATATGCAGACAAGTGGGTTGAGTTGCATAACAAAATAGAACAACTTGAGCGACAGGTTAACTATTGGGAGATTGAAGCAAAGTGTGATAACTCTCGCTGGCTTAATGCTTTAGAAGAATTAGATAAAGTAAGAAAAGAAATTCAACAAAAACAAAAATGAAGAAACGACCAGACGGATATGTTAAGCACCTTGTGTCTGTATGCATAGACGCTGGAATGACCATGGATGAAGTTCACTTCGGAACACGGATACCTAAATCTCATCTAAGAAGCGTAGCGTATGCAATGAAAACTAAATTCAGAAGTCCATATAAACCATTAATCCAATACCATGTACAATCAAAATAATAAGTTTGATGTTGACCTACAATACGGACAAGAGGGTGAACGCTGGCTCACTTGGCTCGGCACTGACCAAGCAAGGGTTGAGGTTAAGACTGAGCGTGACACTTGGGCTGATACGGGTAATGCCGTATTTGAATATAGTTCTAGAGGTAAGCCGTCTGGTGTGGCGGTAACCGAGGCTGACTATTGGTTGCATATCTTCAAAGAGAAAGACCAAGCGGTCATGTGCTTTATGTTCCGTGTATTTGAATTAAGAGAATTTTTAAGGCTTGTGTTTAAAAACCCAGATAGATATGGTGCAAGAATATGCAATGGTGGTGATGATAATACATCTGCTGTAATACTTTTGCCTATCGCCCAACTTTATAGGATAGGAAAAATTTATGAGTAAACTAATTAAATTCGTAGCCGTTGGTGACAGCCATGGAGACATGATAGATAGTGATGTAGCCAAGGAGTTCTACAAGTTCCTACGCTCCTATAGCCCAGACCAAGTCATCATGCTCGGAGATGCATTTGATTTCCGTTCCATCCGTAAGGGTGCTTCTGGACAGGAAGAAGATGAGAGCCTTGTCGAAGATGTGAAGGCTGGCAAAGAGTTCATCAAGCGTCTAGGTCAGCACAACCTGTCAGCGTTCCTATACGGCAACCACGAGGACAGACTCAGCCAGATTATCTCCAACAATACTAACGGCATTGTTAAAGACTATTGTATGGATTTAGATAACGACATCAAGAACACATTGAAGTCGGTTGGTTGCAGGAGCATCTATGATTACCACGCTGAGGACGGAGTGCATACCCTAGGCAAAGTAAAGTTCGTTCACGGCTATACCTGTGGTGGTAAGGCTGTAGAGGAACACGCTATCCATTACGCTGACCAAGGTGGGGCTTTGATTATGGGTCACCTGCACAGCATACAGCAGACTAACGCTAGGAGACACGGAGGGGCTGTTGGATTTTCGGGTGGATGCCTATGTCGGAAAGAAGATATGGGCTACGCTAAGAACAGGCTGGCAACCAGCAAATGGGGACACGGCTGGCTCTATGGATTTGTACAAGGCTCTGACTGGAAAGTCTGGCAAGCCCACAAGGTAGGCAAACAATTTATCTACTCTGTTAAAGGTCTATGATTTATGAGTTCCGCAATCCTGTGCTTGTTACTACTGAACTCGGTGGTGGCATTATATTATATGTTCGTGATGGAGGAACATTTTCTAACGATATCTTTGCTATTGTTCTTGAATGTGATGGCAGGATTCGCCATTTTCGCTCTGACCAATTTGTCGTAATAGAGAATCCAACCTTTGATATTAAAAATAAAGATGAACAATAAAGAACTACATAATCGAACTCACACATTTGCTAACGCTTTATCTAAAGCCAAGAGCAACATCAAAGAGCCGTACCTGTTCAAGCACTACCTCAGCCTAGCCCTCGCTTGGGCTAAGTCTGGTAAGGACATTGACCTCGTAAACAAACTTTATGAACAAAGCAAAACTTCTTAAACTCGCTCGTCTGATTAGAGAGCCAAGTGAAGATGAAGTTCCAGAGGGATATTTCTCTAGGGAGCAATTACAGGAAGCCTTCAATATGGGCAAGGAGAACACCTGCAAGGTTATCAAAAAGTTTATACAAGAAAACCCAAGCAAGATTGCTATGAGAAAACTCAGACGCAAGAACTCGTCTGGAACTATCAGCATTGTTCCTTACTACAAAATTGATTTATGAAACAAAACAACGAACACAAACTAAAGAAATTCCTTCAAGACATTGATGAGGAAGATATCCTTTTAGCCGATGGACTCTCTGATGCATTCATAGGACTAGCCTGCGTTAACGGAACTAATGTAGCCGTGTACTCTACGGGATTGATAGCCGTTCAACTCATGGACGATGGTATGTCCTACGATGAGGCTGAAGAATATATCCAATACAATATCATAGGTGCTAACATGGGTGACAAGACACCAGTCTATGTAGACCTAATACCGCAGGAGTTCTGGAACGACTAAGCGTCCTCTTCTTCTTCTTCCTTAGCCTCGTGCATAGCCTTCCAGCGTAAGTACCATATGCCTATAGAGGCAACGGCTAGTAGCGAGCCAGCAGATATCCAAGCGAAGTAAGTTGATGTTACTACATAAGGGACTGCACCAGACGCAGTACCGCATAGGATTAAAATCAGTCCACTCTTCTTATCCCAGAATGCTGAGGTCAATGCACCTAGAACTACAAGCCCTACACCAGCGTAGGAATAGAGTAGCGTGTGCTGGTTAGAGATAGCAGGTACGATAGTATCCTGTGCCATCTGAATGACATCTTCGTTAACAACATCGCTGTCTGGAAATGTTGAACAGGCTGTCAGTAACAATGCTAGTAGGATTATTTTCATTTAGTTTCTTTTTTAAATTTGCGTCTAACGAACTCCCAGACTTCTGGGGCTAGTGAGCCAGATATAGAATAGATTACGCTCTTGTACAGAGGGTCTATGCTAGTGCCGTACAGGGCGAAGTAAGCCAGAACCCCTACGATGCCACCAGCGATAATCTTTCTGAGCCATACACAAAAACTATACTTCTCCTCAGTTAAGATTAACCTAGCAAGCATACCCATAGAACCCAGTAGAGCGATAACCCAACCGCCTTTCTTAAAGTCTTGGATTGCGTTTGCTAAATCTGGGTCGGTAGGATTCATCGTTGTTTAGGCTCGTCTCTTTGAACTCTTCGTTTGGCTTGCTCTAGGTCATCGTAGATACCAATCATAGTCTTGTAAGGATTGTAGACTCTATACTTCTTGCCAGCCTGTATGATGACATAGTTCATTGCGTTCTTGAATATGCTGTTACCATCGGTTGTGTTCTCCTGTACGAACGACCTCCACTTGGATGTGAACTGAGGTTGTGGGAAGTTGTTGTTGTATACTGGTTGAGTCTCTGGAGCAGGTTCGTTCTCTACCTGCACATTCTTAGGAGTGGTCTTGGCAGGGGTTCTAGGTTGTGCCTTTGGTTTAACTGGCTTGCCAACCTCTTGGCTCGCCTTGATTAGATTCTTGATTCCAGCCTTAACTCTCTCTGGAACTTTGTCTTCATCAGATTGTCTATCGATAGCGTCAGCGAGTTGCTGGACACCACGGATGATTCCTGCCCTAACATCTTCATCGCCCTGTCTCTTGATAGCCTGCACGAGAGTGCTTACTCCAGCCTTAACATTTGCTGGAACTTGGTCTCTATTAGATTGAGCATCAACCGCATCGATGAGACGCTTGAGTCCATCCTTGAATTCGTTAGGCATATACTTAATAGCCTTCTCATAACCATATCCGTCAAGAGAGGACTCATGTGCATCTAAATCAATACCCATCTCCTTCTGTATTTTTTTGGATGGTCTAAAAAGATAGGCATCATAATCAACTGCAGGAAATCCAAGTCTATCTGCTAAGTCTTTTTTTACCTTAGCATAGTAAGCGATATCCTTATCTAGACCATCCATGGTATACTCTCTATCTGTAAGAGATGTTACTGTAATTTTTCCCTTCTCTGTTAATTTTCCATCAGCATCATACTTAGGATTCTCATACCTCCCAGACGATTCTGGGCTATATAATCTTCTATCACCAGTTGGTTTGTATTTATGTCTTAAATTTGAAAACCACTCAGCATGAGTGAAATCTGGTCTATCCCATTCTTGTGGATTCTTGGTTGATATTTTTCCATCAAAGTCAGCCCACAAACCAGAGTTCCTGTTCTCCCATACATTATGTTCATGGTCTCCTTCGTTAGGATAGTGACCAACATCAAGCCAAGAAATATCTCTAGGCTCATAAATAATTTTGCCAACAGTTTTGTCATTAACATCCCTAGGCATATACATTTTGTTGCTTGTTACAGGTCTTTGACTCTGACCAGTGTTCCAAAGAAAAGATGTTTTATTTTTAAGATTTAAATCTATTTCATCATATGTTCCTTTTTTTACATCTATATTTTTTGTAGCAGATTTAAGTAATTTCTCTGGTGAGATAGGTGTAGTTAAGTAATCTACCTTAACAGGAGTTCCGTCTTTCTTAATGATACTCCATTCATATGAATCATGGTAATCTCCTTTTCTAGCCTCAACCTCACTATCGAACATAAGCATACCATATATATCACCACCGAATTCTTTTCCAGCCTTAGCGTGTGAGAACATAGGGTCAGCAGTCATACTGTAAACAGAATCTAGAAGGTCACCTACTTTAACCTTTCCTCCATCTCGTCTTATTTCAAACAACGATGGAAGTAGTTTGTTTACAACATTATTACTATACTTAATTTTATTATATATGGCACTGTTTATTTTTTCAATAACCTGTACTCTATCTTGCATAGATATAATCTTTGAATCTTTAACAGATAGTAACTCTTTTGCGTATGGAACTATTTCTTTGCTAGATGCTCCAGAATAATCTATGTCTTGTCCTATTGTTTTAAAAGCGTTAACAATAGCGGTATTAAATTCACCTTTATCTAATGCAAAATGTTTAACTAAAACATTCATAGCATTGATATATGCAACAGAACCATTCACTGTACCCATTGTTTTGGTGTTATGTGCTTTTGTAAACATAACTGGAACAATCCATTCTTTATGGTCTTTAAAGTTTAATGCACCGATTCTATTTATAGCATCAGCCATATCTGGTCTTTGAGCCGCCCATGCTTCTGGTGAACGATATGCTGGATAGTTTCCACCACCTTGTGCTTTATGAATAACTTCTCCATCGAATATCCAATCAACTGTTGAAGCGTTATCTAGACCATGAGAAAGAACATGATAATTTCTATATCTGCTATGTTGGAACTGGTCTAAAGTTAATTCTTCTCTATCCCAAGCCGCTTGTAGATGTGGTGTTCGTTCAATAATAGCCTTCATTCTATTGTATTCTTCTTTGTTAACAATACGAGGAACGACTTTCTCTTTCTTATCCCTAGGCATATACTGCTTCATAGCCGTACCCTCATCGTTACGAAGGAACGCTTGGATAATTTCATCGTTCAGAATGAAACTGTGTCCTCGGTCAATCGCTAACTCCGTTTGTCTTTTAGCACTAAGCGGTGCAGTTGGAGTTCCAGACAATCTTCCTTTCTGAGATGAATCAGAAGCACCTAGATAATCACCATACAATCTCCATTCTTCAGCCTTAGATGCTACAACAGAAATCAACGCTTTCTTTAATTCTGGAGAATTAATATTTTCATTTATATCATTAGAAGTCTTAAAAATCCAATCATTAACAGCACCATCTCTTGAATGTGCTAAAGCAAAATCAATAGTCCGTTGGTCTGTTCTATCTCTTAAGTATTCTTTTCTACTTCGTTCTATTAAATCTTGAACTGGCATAGCCAACTCTGGTGATATTCTTTGAATTGTAGTAGAATTTTCTTTTGCTTTTACTTCTTCAAATATCTCTAACGCTGACTTCATCTTGTGCGATGAAACTGTTGCTTGGTCAGCATAGAGTTTAAGTTTATCTGACATTAACTGGTTATGTAATTTAAGGTCTTGTTTAACCTCGATGCCGTATTTTTTTACAATCCCTCTAGCAAGATTAGGAAGTATAGTTCCGTACAATGCGTAGCGTGACTCGTCCATATTTGATTTAGTCGGTGCGTCATCTGGGTGGGTAATTGTTATCTTTCTTTGACCCTTCTGAATAGCCTCACGAATCTGCATCTTGATTAAATGAGAACCCCATTCATTAACAGACAACATTGGAAGTTCTTTAGGTTTAACTTGTGACTTATACTTATCCATTGTCGTTTTACTATCTGTTTGTAATGCACTTAAAAAACTTCTGTTTAGTTGATTAGACATTGAAAGACCTAAACTTTCAGCCGCATTATCAGATATTTTTGTAAATCTTTCATACAACTCAAATTGTTTATTTTTAATATTAATTCCAGATTCTAAAAAGTTTTCTACATTATAATGTTTAAATGCATTTGTAAAATTATTTTGAGAGTTATATGTTTTATTGTCATCGCCTATAAATCCAGATAAATAAAATTTACCATCTTCTGTAACATTAAAAAATGCAGTACTCATTGAATCACTTGTTGTGTAATCTGGGAAAAATGATGCAAAAGCATCAATATCACCTTGAGCCATTCCAACCTTTATTAAATTTTCATTAACAGAATTTGACCTAATATATGCATGGTCTAATAATCCAGACAAATGATATTTTACATTAAATGTATTTCTTGATATATATAATTCTTTTAAATTAGAAGAATCTAAAAACTTTATATCCGCTTTTTGTCTTTCAAATCCATATTTGTATTGTTCAAATAATAATCTATTTTCTCTAGAAAGTGCTTTGTCTGTATTTTTATATTGCTTAATCCAATTTTCAAAAAAAGGAATATCAATTGAAGAATTTTTATTTCCTAAATTATACTGCAGTCTTTGAAGTTGTCCATATGCATTATTGTGTTGAATAACATCAAAACTTACTAAGTAAGCCATTAATGATTCTGTTGGTAAATTTATATCTTGTTTTTGGCTTCTTACAAAATCAACATACTTTAAAATATTTGCTTTTGTTAATTTCTTTTTTACATTAAGCCATTTTGCTTCCATAGGACTTCCAACATAATATTCTTCTCTGTTTCCATTAGCATCAATGAATTTATTTTTTTGAAGTTCTACAAATTGTTTCCAATCTTCTGAACTTATTTTATTAAGTAATGCCGTTGCTGAATCAGCCCAAGCATCAATTAAATTGTTATGTGTTCTTACTAAATTCTTAACTCTTTCTGGTGAAAATTCTCCCCAAACAGTTTCCATGTTAAATCCAGCCTCTCTTGTTGCACCTTCAAGACTATGACTCTTTAACAGTTCTCTCCATAAATCTCTTACTTGTTCTTTATCTAAAGTTTTTATTCTTAATTTATGTTCTTCAATAAATGCTTTTCTGTCTAAAACTTTAAAATTCTCTAACTCAGAATCTGTAACTATTCTTAATACTTGCTCTGCTTGCTTGTTTTGTTTTTCAGTAATTAATGATGTTTGTCTTTCTTCAGTATTATTAGCCTGTCCTTCATCCATGAAATTAACAAGATTACCTTCGGCATCAACTCTGTCTGTAGTTCTAAGGTGTGCTACAGCCTTATTGTAGTGACCGATAACATCATGTTGATACATAGGATTGATTCTAAGTGCGGTTTCACGATAACCACTTCTATCTCCGTCAGCCGTAAATCTTTCAGTTTCAAGTCCATTAACCTCCTTTGCATTCTCTTCAATCGTAAGGATAATCTTATTATCATCTAAGTACTTAAGAATTTCAGCACTGTCTAAAATTACTGGTTTTTCACCAGCGACCTTTTCAATTACTGGAGCATCTGGAGTTCCACGAGGATAGTAATCACCAGTCTCTGGATTAATAGTTCTATATAATTTTGTAGTTTTCTCAGCACCTTTTACTTTTGATTTAAGAAGTTTAATCAAACCAATAGCATCAGCCTCGGAGTAGATTTGAATGCCTTTCGAAGAGCCTACACGGAGTAACTTCTTGAGCAACTGCTGTGCTGTGATATCCTTACCAGATGCGAAGAATGACCTGATTGAGTCATCTAGTGGAGAACGGAATGTCATAGGATACTTTTCGTCCCAACTCATTCCAATTAATTTTTTAACATTATCAACAACAGTCCATGCTTTTCTTCCTTCTGCCTTATCAGAATCAACTAAATTTAATCCCATTTCTAATTCTTTATCAGTTAATAAATTTATATTTTCTTTTTCTAAAGCATCTAAAACTTTTTCAATTATTCTTGTGTCCCTTTCATGTAATTTTTTAACTGAATCATTTGGGTCAAGTTTTCCTGCTTTTATTGCTTCTTCGTATCTTTCTAAAAGTTTTTTTTGTAAATCAACTCGCTCTTTAACATATTTTTTAATAGTTTCAAATGCGGACATATTTGTACGCTTTAATTCACTAATAAGATTTCTTTTAATATAATCGGATTTTGATTCAAACTGAGGCTTAACTACTTCAGCCTTAACATTGTCTAAACTATCGATAGGCTTTTCGTTAGGGAACTTTTCGGTGTAGTCTTGTTTAGCCTTAACGAGTGCTTCATCAAGATTTTTGAACGAACCGATGTCATCTCCATTCGCATCAAATACCCTTACACCTTTATCGTTCTCAATGAATCTGTAACCAGATGGGTGCTTGTGTATCTTTCCATTAGGAGTGTCCTCGCTCATCATCTCAGCAGGCATCATGTTGCGACTGATATCATGTCCAGCGTTCTTGTGGTCGTATGTTATCTTCTCGTTCGATAAACGGATGTTGCTCGCTCTGTCGGCACGAAGGTACATGAACGACTGGTTGATGTCCCAGTGAATCTCCGTCAAAGGAGTGTTAGCGTAAGCAACATCAGCCTGCTTGCCTAAGCCAGCGAACTGTTGCATGATGTTACGCTTCATAGCACCACTCTCCTGCCAGAGTTCAGCGAAGTCATTGATTCTAGTTGGGTCTGTCTTAGGCTTGCTTGCGTTCGATAGGTATCTAAAGAAGTCACCCTCGAATGCACCCCTGTCATCTCCCCACAGTTGTCTGACTACAGGGTCTTCCCATAGGTTCTTACCACGAGTCTCGATTACCTGCCAGTCCATGGTGGACAGTTTAGAACTGAATACACCATTCTGTCTGAATGTGTTATCTACTCCAAGAACGAGAACCTTACGATTCTTGACTGGAACTTTGTTTCCGTATACACGGATATCTATAGCACCAGTTGTTGTCTGTGCGGATAGACCGAAGTAGGTCATCTCAACAACATTGACTTTAGTCTTACCCAAAGAAATATCTTGGAACAATCTAATCTTAGAGGACTCGCCCTGCGACATATGTCCAGTAGCAACCAGATGGTCTAGAACCTCGTTGGATAACAATCCTACATACTCATTGTTAATCTTGGTTAGTCCACCGATAACATTACCTTTGTCATCCTTAACGACCTTGAGTTTGGGGTCTAGTGCGTCCAGAGCCTTAAAGATTTCTACACCACGAGCCTTATTAGCGACATCTAATTCTTTGTCCGACATCACCTTGTACTTGCCAGTGGGTTGCTTCTTTACGATACGCTCAAGACCATTAGCCTTGATGTAAGCCTCTTGTCCAGCAACGGATAGAGAACTGAAATCAAACGAACCTTTGCGATTGGTCTGCATGACAGCCTTGACCATATCGGTCATGAGAGCGTCTAGTTCTGGGACTCTGACACGATTACCTTTTCTGTCTGTAAATGCATCATTGAGACTGGTTGCATCTTCATTGAATCTAAAGTTAGGATTAGCCCGTTCAATCTCTGTCTTCATCATGTCAATATATCCGTTCTTAACCATCTCAAGAACATTATCCATCATGGACATCTCACCGCCCCTAAATAAGAAATCGACTGGCTTGCCCTTAATAAACTGAGTCCAATAGTATGTACCGAACTCTTCAACGAGTTTCTCTAAGAATGGTGTTTTCGATACAGGGTCTATGACATTCATCTTACCATCGATAAAGTATTCTTTGAGTGCCTTATCTAGAAGTTGCTTTCTTTCAACGGCAATCTCTGCTGTATTTTCTATATCAATATATCTTGTGAAGAACTTCTTGGCTGTCTCTAAATCAATCAACGGAGGTGTAATCATCTTACCATCCTTATCTACAGTGCCTAGGACATAGCCTTTAATTCTCTCTTTAAATACTGGTTGAAAAACTAACTCTGAAAATATCCCGTGACCGAACTCATGAGGGGCAGTGTTCTTTGATAACCAATCTGTATTGATAACAACTCTACTCTTTCCACCAACACCCTTCGATTCATGCCAACCGCTTGCTCCAGATAGTTGTGCTACAGTAGGAAGTTCATAACCCATCTCATCGATGGCACGAATCTTGTTTCCATTAGCATCTTTCTTGTAGCGAACAACACTAGCCTCAGCCTCGCCAACTCCTTTAGAATTAACTAAGCCTTCTTCTTTAGCCCTGCGTAAAGTCTCTTCATAAATCTTAATATTTTTAGGGTCTAAACTATCCTTTAATTGTTGAAGGTCTTTTGCTCTTTCAGCAGGGTCTAAACTTCTTTGAACATCTAAAGCCGTTTCAACTTGTCGTTTGAATCTTTCGCTTTTAACAAAGTCTTGAGAACCATAGTAGTAATCTTTTTTATTATTCTCGAAGTTCTCCTGCATCTTTTTCTTGTATGCTTCAGCAGTTCCTTTTGGTTGTTTTTTACCACTTTCTTCTGCCGCAAGTTTATCGTATCTTGCTTTCTGTTGCTCGGTTAATTCAAACTTTCTTCCTTGAACTTCTGTTCTATAAGAGTTCTCACGCTTAATATATTCATCTGCAACGAGTTTAACTATATTGTCTGGAACATCCTTAAAATTAGTTAAACCTTTCTTTACTAATAAATCTCTGAACGATGACAGGTCACCACCAGAAATCGCATTCTTCATAGTCTCTGGAAGATATCCAAAATCTATTGCGAGGAAGTTTGCATACTTCTCTGGAGATACCCGTGAAAAATCTGTTTGCTTTGCTTTTGGTTCGAATGCAGGAACTGTCTCATGCTCGAATCCGTCAAACTTATCTGGGTCTAATCCACGAGCCTTGAGCGTCTGCTTTAATTCATCTGGACTCATTGTAGCCCATTCCGTGTTAGGAAGAGCGGTATCTACAGCAACGATAAGTTTGTTGATATCATCTACATTCTTTGAAAACACATTCTGCAATAGACTCCAAGTCTGGTTGCTGACAGGACTCTTGTCCTTCATTATCTCTAGAGCCATCTTAGCCTGCACACCATACCTCATACTCCTAGTAGCACCACTGATATCAGACAACCCACGACCACCCAAAGCACCGATAGCACCGAGAGCCATACCAGCACCCATTCCAGAGTACATACCTTGCTCCTTGTCGTTAAGGTATCCTAGACCTCCACCTACAACCATACCAGCCGTAGCACCCTCTAGTCCAGTTCTAGCGTATATTAAGAACGGGTCAGCCTTGTCGAGTACCTTCAATAAATTTTGTGCGTGTTTAGATAGACCCTGTCCACCCTTGGCGAGCATGGCATTGGATTCGTCTAGTGCCTGTCTAGCGAACGAGATTCCACCACGCTTGAATCCTTGCTTCTCAGCCGTTGCGATTGTTGCGTTTAGTGCCTCACCGAAACCCTTAGCGATTCCACCGCCAACATACGCTTGAGATAGTTCCGATGCGATGGGAACTCCGTAGCCACCTAAATCTGATACAGCAGTTCCGAATCCGAATCGTCTGACATAATCCTGTCCCTCTCTTGCACTGATACCGCTTGCGAACTCGAATGCGTTAGAACCCTTCTCAAGTGCGTAATCGATGGTATTTCTTGTTGCACCACCAATCATCTCCAGAGGAACACCAGCACCCCATTTAAGAGTACCAGCATAAAGACCATTCTTGATTGCGGAAGCCTTAGCACCAAATGCGGCTAGTCTCTCAGCCTGTCCGATAGCCTGTGCAATCTTACCAGTAAAACCTACACCGCCAGTCATCAAACCAACTAGCAATGTTGGGTCTGTAAAATTAGATGTTACCTGTACAATCTCGTTGTTGATGTAATCCTTGTTCATAACGATTGTCTGCTTTCCAGACATCAAATCATTCGTATCGTTATTGAACTGCAATGCTTTTAAATATTGTTGGTACTGTGATTCATCAGTTCCATCACCAGTTATTAAATCTTTGAATTTAAACATTACAGAGTCTGGATTCTCTGACTCACCGAGCATACCATAGAAGTTTCTAAACCCTTGGAATGTAGCCTCAATTAAATTTGCAGGTGCTTTATATGTTGATTCTATTGGGTTTTTAGCGATGAACTCAGCCGCACTTCCAAACTGTTGAGCGATGTGCATACCTGCTTCACCGAGACCGCTAAGGAACTCTGTATCCTGTGTCTTCTTAAAATCTCTTAATGCTTTAAACTCTTCTATGCTTGGAACATACAATGGATTCTTTGCTCTCTTCTGTGCTACCTCTTCGCCAGTCAACGGAGCATTGATTGCATCCAATTCAATCTGACGCTGTTCTGCAGGGAGAGTGTTTAACCATTTATCTACTTCTTCATCGCCAGTAAACTGCTGAACAGAACTACCTCCACTACTAGATAATGGTGCGTAGAGACTATCGTCTAGATACGCTTTATTTCCAGTGTTAGTGACATTACTGGGTTGGGCATCATTGCCACCCAAATATGCCTTTGGTTGAGAGTATTGTTCAGCCATAAAATAGTTTATAAACCTTTTATCTTTTTTCTAGCAGATTGTGTTGGTGTCAAGCCTGTATCTGCTAATCTTACAGATAATCCCCGTCCATTTCCGTATGCAAGAATCTTTCTCTCTGTTCTAGCAAGGATTGCTTGTAAAGCGGCTCTATCAGCAGACTCTAGACTGAATATCGCT